TCTTTTTCGGACAAGTAATGTATTTATTTCTAATATTTTTAATTTTTTTTTTAGATAATTTAAATTTTTTTTATAATTTCAAATATTATTTAAATTTTTTTTTATTTGATAATATTATAAATGTATTATAATTATATTATAAATCCTAACACAAACCAAAAATACATAATACATTCTAAAAAGGGACAAAATATTTTATATAATTATTTAATTTTTTTTAATATGAAAGGTGGAGAGAAACAAGATTGTTTTGATATGGCAGCAGTATATGATGCTCCTATGAATATATTGTTAGGTGGTTCTACAAAAGAAGGAAGAAAAAGAAAAAGAACAAAAAAAGAAAAAACTGGTTCTAATTTATCTAATAAAACTTCAACTGTTGTTGTTTTAAGTGAGCCTACAAACCCATTTAAAATTGCCCCTAAACAGGATGTATCTAATTCAACTTGTTGGTTATCGAGTGCTGTGGTTGCTTTATTTTTTACAGATTTTAGTATAGATTTAATTAATCATATTTTATCTTTACCTATTATTGATAAAGAAAAAATAGAAATTAAAAATACTATGTATTTACAATATTTTATTTTAAGATCAATGTTTCCATTTAATTATGGTAGTGTAAGAGGTAACCGAGAACCTAGAAAAGAAAATTCAATACAAATTGAACCAGATATTAGAGATTTTATCGATTCTGATAATAATAGAAATAAATTAGATGATATTGAAATAGAAGATGTTAATAATTATACAGATAAACTAAGTGTTCTTTACAAAACAGATATATCATTGAGAGGAGATAATGGTAATCCAATACAAGGTATATTACTTATTAACAATTTATTAAAAGAAAAAATAAAAATTATTGAAGTTCCAACAGAGTATACTGAATTAAAAAAAAAAGTTGAGAAAATTATAAGTGATAATAGTTATAATGTAATATGTTTATGGTTTAGTAAATTTAATAAAAAAGGATTTCCAGAATTAGATAATTACTATGTAAAAAGTATAATTTCAAATAATAAAAAAGAAACTCATTGGATTTCTATGTTAAAAGTTAATAACAAAGATTATTTTTATGATAATGAACAAAAAAATAAAAATTTTAGTGAAAAGAGAAATTGTTTTGATAATATAAAAACACAAATTAAATCAAATAAAATGGTATTTGGTCCAAATACTGAAAAATTTGTATTTTATTTTAAAAAACCAACACAAAAATTAGATTTAGTAGAATTTAAAAAATTAGCAAAAAAATATCATAATAATATATATTCTTCTTTTGCTGAAAAATTTCAGAAAGAAAATAAAAAGTTTAAAACAATGTATGAAAATGCAAAAAGAACAAACAATGTAACTACTTTAAATAAAATGGTATTTGATAATAGTATTAAATATAATGATAATTATAATAAACAATCAAGTCTTGGAGGCTTTAATTCTGATTATTTGCCAAAAGTATAATCTTTAATTTATTTTTTATTTATTTTTTTAAGTTTTTTTATATTAAAAAAATTAATAATAATTATTAAAAAAAATGAAATTTGGAAAAAATTTAATTAAAGAAATTATTCTTAAATGGAAAAATCATTATTTAGATTATAATAAATTAAAAAAAATTTTATCAAAAAAATATTTTTCTAAAAAAGATGTATCTTCAATTAGTTTTGATTTTAATTCTTTGTTAAATTCTGAATTAATTAAAATTAATAATTTTTATAATAAAATAATTAATGATGTTTTAATTAAATTAAATAGAAGAAAATATAAAGTAAATAAAGAAATTATTCAAGAAATAGATAAAATTAGACATTTTATTTTATTAAATATAATTGCAATAATTAAAATTGTAAAAAAATATAATAAAAAATTTAATAATAATGTTTCAATTCATGAAAGTAAAATTAATTTTTATATTGATATCCAAAATTTATTAAAAAAACAACAAATTTATAATTGTAAAATATTAAAAGATATTTATAAAAAAAGTTTAGTACAAAATTTTAACGATTTATCAATTTTTAATATTGTATCATTAAATACATTAAAAAATATTAGAGATAATACAAATTTTAAAGATTATAGTTTATTACCTCATAATAATTTTGATAAATGGGATAATAAAACGATTGATAATTATTTATCAACAAAATTAGGAATCAATAATGAATTAACTGAAATTATTATACCAGTAAATATTAATTTAAAATCTTCTTTAAATGAAGATAAAAAAGATGTTCCAATTTATATGTATCCTATTTATTTTATATGGATTCTTAGTCTTTTATATTTTTTCTTATTTGGTCTTGATCTTATGAGTGGGAGCTTCAAAGTGCTTTCGGGGTCATCTATAAAAAATATATTAACTTCAATTGATAACCCTATAGCTGGTTTATGCATGGGAATTTTAGCAACTGTACTTTTACAAAGTAGCAGCACAACAACTTCTATTATTGTTTCCATGGTAGGGTCAGATATTATTAGTGTTCAACAGGCTATCCCTGTTATTATGGGGTCAAATATTGGCACAAGCTCGAGTAATACTATTGTCGCACATGGTCATATTAATAATAAAGAACAATTTAAAAAAGGATTTGCGGGAGCTACTGTGCATGATATGTTTAATATATTATCAGTTATAGTATTATTACCTTTTGAACTTATAACAAAAGCAATATTTGGTAAAGGTTTTATTAATTTTATAGCTGAAGAAATTACGAAAGGATTATTAGGTAAAAGTGATGGTGCCGCAGGAGAATTTGAAACTCCTTTGAAAAAAATAGTAACTCCATTGGTCGAAAAATTTATGATTATAGATAAAGATATTATTAAAGCACAAACATTAGGATGTTTAAGTTGTATTTCTGATTCAAATACTACAACTATTTCTAATTCAAATACTACAACTATTTCTAATATGGATTATTGTGAACTTGATGATATATGTGTAACTAAAAATGTTTGGAATTCTGAAGTGATGAATGCTGATATTATAACAGGAGGTTTTTTAAAAGATGCAGGTGGTGATTATGGAGGTGGAAGTATAGGATTAATTATATCTTTATTCTTCCTATGTTTTTCTCTTTATAATATAGTAAAAACTTTACATAAATTGGTTATTAAAAGTCAAGGACAGGGTAAAATTATGGAAATGATTAAAAAAACTATTGATTATACTCCTTATCTTACTATGTTATATGGTATGGGTATTACCATACTTGTTCAAAGTTCAAGTATAACTACCTCAGTAGCAACTCCTTTAGTAGCAATGGGTGTCATCTCATTAGAACAAATGCTGCCTCTTACATTAGGTGCAAATTTGGGAACTGTATTCACTAGTATTGTAGCATCTATGGTCGCAGAATCTACAAATGCAATGATTGTTGCCTTTTCACATTTAATGTTTAATGTATTTGGTATTTTATTATGGTATCCTTTACCTTATATGAGACAATTTCCACTTAATGCTGCTATTCGTATGGGTGAATTAATTTCTCATTTTAAATGGTTCGGACTTTTTTACATAGTATATGCATTTGTTATTGGACCTTTATTTTGTTATTGTTTATCTTTATTGATGGATACAAATACAACAGGTGCAGTTTTTGGTATATTCTTTTTAATATTATTTGGTCTGGCAACCTTATTTTTATTTAAGAATTTTGAACCAATTATTGATAGAAAATATAATGAAATTAATTATACTTTAGGTTTTAAAAACTATTTTATAAAAAACATACAACAAAACAAAACAAAACAAAATAATAATTTAAAAAGACGTAATAGTTTATTCAGATTATAAATTTAATTTTTAAAAAATAAAAAATATTATGAAGATTAAGTTATAAATTTTTTTTTGATTTAAAAACAAAACTAACAAAAAAATATAAATGAGTAGTATCAACAAAATTTTTAAAATTACAACCTTTGGTGAGAGTCACGCATCGGCTGTAGGTGTAATTATAGAAAATTTTCCACCGAATTTTAAACTATCAATAAATGATATACAACCACAATTAAATAGAAGAAGACCAGGTCAAAGTTTAATAAACACAGATCGTGATGAAGCAGATGAGCCAATTATTTTATCAGGAATAGAAAATGGTTTAACATTAGGAACACCTATCGCAATAATTGTGAAAAATAAAGATATAAAAAAAGAAGATTACAAATTTTTAAATAAAAAGGAATATAAGCCTCGACCTTCACATGCAGATTTAACATATTTATATAAATATGGAATACATGCAAGTTCAGGTGGAGGTCGTTCAAGTGCTAGAGAAACCATTTCAAGAGTAATTGCAGGTGCAATAGCAGAAAAATATATGAAAGAAATATATAATATAGAAATAGTAGCTTGGGTAACTAAGGTTGGATCAATTGAATTAGATAAAAAAAGTATTGATATTAATAAAATTACAAGAAATGATGTAGATTTAAATATATTAAGAATGCCAGATAAAATAAATTCAATGAAAGCAATTAAAATGATTAAAAAAATAAAAAAAGATGGAGATTCAATTGGTGGTATTGTTACTTGTGTGTGTAGAAATGTTCCAAATGGAATTGGAGAACCATGTTTTGATAAATTAGAAGCACTTTTAGCATATGCTATGCTATCGATTCCAGCTTCAAAAGGGTTTGAAATAGGCTCTGGTTTTAATTGTGCTGAGATGAAAGGGTCTGAACATAATGATATATTTATTAAAAAAAATAATAAAATAGGAACTTTAACAAATAAAAGTGGTGGTATTCAAGGTGGAATCAGTAATGGAGAAAATATTTATTTTAATGTAGCTTTCAAACCTCCTTCGACTATTTTAAAAAAACAAAAAACTGTATTTTTAGATGGAAGGTCAACTGAGTTAGAAGTTAAAGGAAGACATGATCCTTGTATTGTTAATCGGGCAGTTCCTATAGTTGAGGCAATGGCTGCAATAATTCTTTTTGATTTAATATTATATCAAAAAACAAGAAAATAAGTTTTTTTTTATAAAACATCAAAATCCCATTTTTTGCCTTTATTTTTTGTTGTTTTTTCAACTGTATTTTTTTCAAAATCTTCATCTTTTACTTCATTTAATTCTTTAACATGGTATTTGGTTATTGTAATATTGGTTGTAATATCAAATTTTCTATTATTCCATAGTTTACACCATATACCATTATATTTAATATATGCATCTATATAAAATGTAGAACTGTCTAATTCAATTTTTTTATAATAATTATTTAATATAATAAAATTTTCTTTTTTTTCTTGTGAAATTTTATTAAAACATTTAATAAATATTTTAACTCTATAACCACAAAGATTTTTAATAATTACATTTTTTTCATTAAATATTTTATTAACTATAAATTTACCCACACTAATTTTTTCAGAAGTTTTATTTACATCTAATTTTGTTGTTTCAATAATTTTTGGCATTTTAATTTATTAAAAGAAAAAAAAAATTAAATATTTATTTTAATAATTATAATAAAATAATCAATATCTTCTTCCTCATAAATTACATTCATCATATTAAATGATTAAGTAATTAAATTTAATTATAAAAATTAAAAATTTGATTTATATTAAATTTATTTTTTTTTGTTAATTAAAAAATGGAAATAGAAAATACTCATAAAATATTTAATTCAAAATTTAATAATAATTTTAATTTTAATGATATTAAAAATATTTTTAATAAACAATTTAAAAAAATACATATTGATCCAGTTCTTTTAGAACATTTAATAATAGTTTTTAATGAATCTCATAATATTACGTTTAAATCTTACAGAGATTTAACATCATTTTTACACAAAATGCGCAGAAAATTAAAATATAATATTTTTGTATCTAAACCAAAACTTTATAAACATTACCGTATTCTTATAAAAGATAAAAAGATTAAATCAAATTACCAATTAGAAAAATTTATGAAATTAAAAGGTTCCCGTAGTCGTTCTGGTGTTATTTCTGTTACTATTTTTACAACAGGAAGTTTGATGGGTCAGAATGGTGATATTATTAACAATGACATAATTAAAAGCGGCGGGTGCCCTATGGACTGTTTTTATTGCCCTTTCGAAAAAGATGAAAATGGAGTTCCAACGCAACCTAGGTCTTATCTAAGTACAGAACCTGGAAATATGCGAGCTACACAAAATCGACATCATCCTGCAGGTCAAGTATATGATAGATTACATTCATTAGAAATAATGGGTCATATAAACCCAGACAAAAAAAATGCGTCAAAAATCGAAATGATTATTTCTGGAGGTACATTTAATTTTTATCCAGAAAAATATATCATATGGTTTACAACATGTGCATATTTTGCTTGTAATACATATTATAATTGGTATTCAATGAGACCAATGCTATCTTTATCTGAAGAAAAAAATATAAATGAAACTGCATTAATTAGAATAATTGGTTTAACAGTTGAAACTAGACCTGATTATATAACACCTTATAATAAAAAATTAAAAAATAAAATTGATTTTTCAACTATTAAATTATTTAGAAATATAGGTGTAACAAGAGTTCAAATTGGAATTCAAAGTACAAAAGATAAAATTTTAAAAAAAATAAATAGACAGTGTACTAATAAACAAAATAAATTAGGAATAAGAAGACTTAAACAAAATGGATTTAAAACAGATATTCATATTATGTTTGATTTACCAGGTTCATCTCCTGAAATAGATAAGGAAGTTGTAGATGAAATTATTAGTTGTTCTGATTATCAAGCTGATCAGTGGAAACTTTATCCTACTGAAACTACACCATATACTAAAATTAGGGAATGGTATGAAAATGGTGATTATAAACCTTATGCTGAAGATAATAGTAAAGGTAGATCATATAAATTAGTTGAAGTTATAATATATACTATGAGTAAAATACCCGAATATATTAGAATCAATAGGGTTGTTCGAGATATTCCTCACAAATCAATTATTGGTGGTTTACAATTTTCAAATCTTAGACAAATTGTTAAACATAAAATGGATAAAGAAGGAATTATCTGTAAAGATATTCGGGAAAGAGAAGTTAAATTAAAAAATATTGATTATAATGATATTATATTAACAGATTTAGTATATAAAAGTTCATCTGGAATTGAACATTTTATATCTTATACTTCTAAAAATAAAAAAATTTTATATGGTTTTATTCGTTTAAGATTTAATAAAGAATGGTATGATGTTTTAAATTGTTTAAAATACTGTTCTCTAATAAGAGAATTACATGTTTATGGACAACATACTGGTGTTGGTCAAAAGAAAAAAGGTGCATCTCAACATATGGGATTAGGTTCTAAATTACTTAAACAAGCTGAGTATATTTCATTTAAAAATGGTTATAAAAAAATAGCAATTATTAGTGGAGTTGGAGTTAGAAATTATTATAAAAAAAAAGGTTATTACTTAGGAAAACAAGATTATATGTATAAACATTTGAAATTTTATAATTTTATACAATACAAATATATATTATTCATTCTTCTTGTTATTATTATAACATTTTACATTTTTCCAAAAATATAATAATCACAAACAATATCACATATTCAAATTATTAGTTAATAATTAAAAATTTTTTTTAATACAAAATTTAAAAAATTTGTATATATATATATAAATAATAATGTATTCATTTATTATAAATCCAAAAACAAATAGAAAAAATAAAATTAATTCTAAAAATGGAAAAAAAATAATATTAAATTATTTAAAAATGTTAAATGGTGGTACTATAAAAAAACCAAAAACATGGGGTGATGTTTTAAAAGATTGGGAAAATGGAATACATCTACCAAAATATACAGGGTCATTTGAACAAGTATATTTTGAAACATCTCCTATTATAGATTTAAATTCTATATATGAAGAAAAATATATAGATGCTCAAAGTTTGAAAAATAATAATTATAATAATCTTTTTGATAAAAAAATAACTCAAAGTAATAATAATTTTGTAACTTCTTTTCGTAATTTGGGTAAAGATGCTTTATTAGTTATACCAATTCCTACTAAAGATAAAAAAGATTTTAAAACAATTAAAAATTTTATGAACAATGCAGCTCTAAAACAACAAAAACAATTTTGGAAACATTCTGCTATAAAAATTAAAGAAATGGTTAAAGGACCT